GGCATATCCAATAACGGATTGGCTTTAATCCACATTTCAGGTTTTTCTGTTTCACTAATGTTATCAATTGCCCAAATTAAGCAAAGATAGGTATCACCATCACGTTTCCAATCTTTTTCCATCGATTCAATAATGTGCTTCTCGTCACGATGAAAAGGAACGGTACTATCTGGATAAGCAGTTGATATTTGAATAAATTGTTTGTTATCAACATCAATCTGCCCTGATGTTATTTTAGAAATTTTATCAACGTCGGAAATTGCAGGATCAGCAAATTCATCCCCAATAGCAGTTTTGAAATGGAATCCATCATATTGCCCAGAATCCCAAGTAATGGCTCTTAATTTATTATCGTGTTCAGACATGACAACCATGTCCGACTGTGTAGCTAATGACTTTAAATTAATACCATCTTCTTTTCCCAAAGATTTCCAAGGTTCGCGATTCAAAATCAATCGAAGCATGGTTTTAACATATGAAAGAATTTTGCTAGTCTGCTTAAAATTCTTTGAGGTTACTAAGTAATCCTGACTAGATTGGCCAAGCGATTCAATCAAGAAACTATAAATGATAATAATTGCCATCAAGTAAGTTTTTCCTTGATGACGAGCTTCTGAAATGATCGCTCTGGCAAAACGCTTGTCTCCACCCTCACTGCGCCAACCTATCAATTGAACCAAACTGAACTCCTGAAAAGGCATCAATTTAACCGGTTTTAAAGTCTTAACTTCTGGACATTGAGCGGCAAAGTTCAATATTGCTTTAACTTCATCAATCGAATAATGATATGGAAAATCTTTTGTATCTTGTCTTTGCAAATCTCTTAAATGCCGAAAACAGGCAAGCTTCATGTAGTAACCAGTTATATATTTACCATCCAAAACATCAAAAGCATATTTGGTGCCAGGATCTTGATAATCTTTTCGAATCTGGGAAAAATCAATTGATTTATAGGCACCGATAACATCATGTGTTTTTGTTAAGTCAATTCTGATTTTTCTCATCTCCTTTCAAATATCAGCCACCTTTTAAGAATTGTTTGATCTGCTCGGCAGTAGAAGGCTTGTCGGAATTATCTTCCGGAATTTTTAAATCTAAAAGCTCTGCACGCCCTTTAGGCGTTAAACCAAGCTCACTGCCAAGAGCCTTTAATTTAACCGTTGAAGCATCGAGAATCTGCGTGGCAGGATTTCTCTTAAAGCCAAGACTGTCGTGAGCAATAATTTTACCCGTGACTGGATTGACAACTGTTTTTATGATTGGATTCAAAGCACCATTTTTATGAATATGATCATAGGCTTCACGCATCATCTGATAATTGATACAAAACGCTTCAACCATTGTTTTGTCCATTTCATTAACTGTTGGATCGGATTTTATCAACGGAACTAACCTTCGCCACATGTATCTTGCTGTTCCTGTCAAATAACTAGGTGGCTCGTCAGGTAAATCTTTAATTTTTGTAATGATGGTCACCTTCTTTCGTTTTAGGGTTGGAATAAGCAGTAGTTTTGAGCTATTTTCATAAACAAAAACGCCTTAACCGCATGGCTTAGGCGTTGATAGACCCCCCTATAAAAAAGTTTTAAAAATCTTGTTTTGACATGAAATGTCCCCAATGTGTGCGCTCTTCCTGAAGCCAAACATGGGCGGGGGTAAATTTTTTTAGCGTATTCGGTATTTTATATTTAAAATTTTTAACGCTCTGAAAACGCAATTTTTAAACGATTAAAACTATCTTTAAAATCTAAATGAGGGTAACTTAAGACCGGTTGGATTTCCCTACGCTTTTGGTATTTGATCGAGATGATTCATGTAATAATCAACTAGCTTCACTTCCGTAATTGGATCAACATCGTTGCGTCCTACGCCATCACTTGAACCATAGTAAACCGATTCGAACTTATCCTTTTTGTAATGGCATTCAGGACAAATCACATCAAGATTATCAGCATCATCTGCTTTGCTTGGATCAAATGTAATCGGCACACAATGATCAACAATCTTTGCTGGCTTTACTCGACCTTCGGATAAACAATACTGGCAAAGATAATGTTGCTTATCTAAGACGACTCGTCTTAACCCTTGCCATTGTTTGCTGTGATAAAACTTTTCTTGTGCGTCTTTGATTTTGTTAGCATGCCGATTGATCGCATTATAATGACGTGAATAACCACGCTCGTGTGTGCCATGATATTTCATGCGTGACTTTAAATAATCAGCTTCTAATGCTCGGTGTTGTTCACAATAATAATGATCAATGGTAACTAGGTTATGACAATTTGGGTATCTACATGTTCGTACTGCTGGCATTCACTCAATCCTTTTCGAATTGTCTTTGTATATCTTTTTAACTTCACCGTGATCAAGGTATTCAATATCAATCCACCGTGGTTGACCAACAGTTTTGTCACGATTGTATTCGTAACTAATGTATTCGATTTCTTTTTTAATGCCATCAACAAATACTTCTGGTTCATTCAAATTATTAAAGCGAACCTGAACATGTTCGTACTTGTTTGGGGATGAAGCATCATCGTTATTATTAAATGGAACAATCATTTAATCACCCACCTTTCATCACAATTGAATCCGTTTCTAATTGCTGCTTGTAATTCAACTTCGTTAATCTTTGTTGGCACGTTTGTTAATTCTGCTTGGCCATATAAAAAACCAGAACAATAACAATTCAAGCTCTGGTTATATAAATAGAATTCTTTGATGTCCACAATCGAATGATCCTTGCCATACACATCAACGAATATTAATGGTCGATATTTATTCAATTGTTTAATTTGTTTATTCATAATATGTATGCTGAGTTTACCGACATGACAGCTTTCGTCTGGTTTATAGTTTTCCTTCTATATATAATGAATATCCTTTAACGTTTGGTCATCGAACTCGAAGCATTCCATCTTCTTGGTTGCCATCGTATAACCATTTTTGCTTTCATAAGGATCAGTTTTCTTAAAGGTTCCGACTTGATGTTCAACTACACCAAAGTCGTCATTAACTACTTCTTTATGAAAGTGACCGTATAGAACCATGCGATAAGTTGATTTAGACCAGATATCAGGATATTCAGTCGCAAACAGCATCGGCGCTTTGGTTTTAGCAGCATGACCGTGCAAAGCTAATAAGCCGACTGACTTACCAACAACAAAAGCTTCTCGATAACTGTTATTGACTTTTATATCCATTTCCGGATATTTAGCCCTTAACATCTCTTGAAACATAAAACTGGTTGTTTCGTCATGATTGCCGTTGATGTTAAACATCTGCATTGAATCAGAGTATTTATACGATTCTTCAATAATCGGGAAAATAAAACGTTCTGCATCTCTAACAGCTTGTACAAAATCAATCGGATCTAATTCGGTTCCTTTAGTTGTCTTAGAAGCATTTAAAGCATCCGAATGTAATAGATCGCCTAATTGAGTAATAACAATCTGTTTCCAACCACGATGAATTAAATCAATCAATTCAACTAAACGATTTTCAACATCTTTAAACTTTGTAATCCCGAAATGAAAATCAGAACAGGCAATCACTAAATTATTCTTGCCATGCACATTAGATTTAATAACTTTGACTGGCTCAATCTTTTCATTAAACAAGCTGATTAATTCATCAATTGATAAGTCTGTAGACGTTTTAGGTTTGGCTGAAAACTTAATTTGGTGATTCCACATCGTCAGGCCATCGGAATTAGTCACCGACCAATCATTATTAGTCACATTTGACAGCGTCCATTCAGACGGCTTATAGCCACCAAACTTTAAAATATCTTTAGGCGATTTCTTAGAACGGTGTTGAAAATCAGCAAACTTCAAACTGAAATCAAGATTATTGATATTTCCGTTTTCGTCATAATCTGCTTTTGATTGAAAATCTTCTTTGCCATCTTGTGACGTTACATTTTTAGGTTTAATCAGTCCATTATCACCACTTACACGGCCACCACGATCAAAGGCATGTTTAGTGGCAATATGTTTAACACCGCTTTTTGTCACATAATTCCCGCTTTGTGTGAGCTTGTCGGCAATCTGTGCATTCGTATAGCCTTGATGACATAAGTCCTTAACAGTGGCTAATAATTCTGGTGTCCACTTCATGAAAGTAGCCACCCGAAGACAAAGGACAATAACCAGCCAATAAACAAGCCAGACCAGAAATGAATATGTAATTTTGTTTTAAGCCGTGCATTTTCGAAATGCAAAGCTGAATTTTCTTGCTCTAGTTTGTTCATAAAATCTCCATTTTAAGCAGTTAATCTATGTTCGTTTCTCGCTCTAATTCGAATAGCGATATCCCGCGTTCCATATCTTTCTTTTCTAGTACCGAAATTAGAATTGTATTTAGCTGTACACCACTCTAGGTTTTCTACTCGATTATTTTCTTTGTTTTCGTCAATATGATTTATTTGTGGCAAATTTTCATAGTTTTGAAGAAATGCTTGTGCAACCAGTCTATGAACTTTAAAACATTCAGACTTTATATTTTTACGCAAAATCGTAATTAAATATCCATCTTTATCAAGGCCGCCTCTTAATATTCTCTGTTTCCAATGCCTACCTAAATTATCAATTCTGCCCAAGCTTTTAACTCTGCCAAGATTGCTAACTTGATACAATCCTTCATATCCTTTTATATCTCTCCAAATTTCCATTCACATATTTTCCTTTTTAAGACAAAATAAAAAGCCGGTCGTTAGACTAGCTTTTCTAATACTGCGGGTTGAAACCCTGTTAAATTGCCTTTATCAGTAACAACGAACGGCAACCTTTCAACACCAATTCTTTTTAAATGGTTAATGGCGTTTTGATCGTTCGTTGTGTTAATTTCCTGATAATCGATATTGTGTTCGTTAAGCCAGCGCTTAGTAGCTTTGCATTGCGGACACATATCCTTCGTATAAATATTAACTTTCATATCTCTCTTAATCTTTCGTACTCTATAATATTAACCCCTATTTAGTGTCATTATGCTATCACAATACTATCGCTTTAGGGTCATTATACTGTCATTTTGGTTAATAGTGCCTAATAAAGCTTAATTATTATTCATTCGCTCAATACTTCTAATTTCTTTCGATCTTCAACCATATAAATGTCATATTGTTGTGCGAATATCACAGCTTCACGTCTTTTTTTATTCCAATAGGTTTTACTTGGTACATCAACATAACAGTTACTATCTTTTGTAATCATGTTTAAATTTCTTGCCACTGAAACATCGGTATTTATTCCGTAAGCGTCTATATAACGCATTTGTAAAATCCTGCCGCCGTAATGGTTGTTCAATACCTGCATCGACCATTTAACAATGTCAATATCTGTCTTAGCATCTAAGTAGCGAATTTCCTGATCTTCGGTCGTATTGTGTGCAGGACTTGAATCCACTTTATCTGCAGATAAACGAACAGCTTTTAAACGACTTGGGTCAAGCATAAATACTTTGTCCTTCTGGCGTTGATAAGTATTTTCAAGAAATTCGTAAACCTTTTGAGCAGTTGATTTTTCATCGATGCCAGGGAACAAACTACTTTGCTTATACATATTTATCCTTTCATATTAATAATTGCTTTGTCATCAACAACTTCGCCAATTTCTACTAGGTTTTCTTCGTCTCCTGGCACCATTGGAGTTTGCTTAACAATAATTGGTCGTGTCATTTTTCCTCCCTATCATATTTTTCGAATCCATAACCACATAACTGCCCTTGAACAATTTTTATAGCGTCTTCCGGACTTCTAGCGATGCCATGACAGACACCGTATTTTTTTAAAAATTTATGAAATGTTATTTGATCGTCTCTAGGTTTTCCAATAGGTGACTTCATTTCAATAAAGAAAATCGTGTGATCTACAGGATTGAAACCAGTTAAATCCGGCCAGCCGTTCGGCATTCCTGGATCAAAATAACCACCGGCCAACATTTTTATTTTTCCGGCTGCTGTTCTAAAAACTTTGTAGCCATATTTTGATAAAGCTACTCGAACATCGTCTTGTATTGAATGTTCTGACATATTTTTTTAATAAGAAAGGATTTTACTCACGCTCACGTAAATTTCTCACCTTTCCCTATATATATACATATACTTCTACACTTTGTTAGAAGGAGTATATGAGTATATAGGGGTAGACGTGCACGGTTGAGCGATTTAGCCTACTCACGTAACTCACGTAATTTTTAAATATCCTCTCTTTCTAATACCTCCTATTTCTTTTTGACCATATTTCCATTGCTTTTTGTTATCCATAATGTTTTTTAGTTGTGAAGCAACTCGCCTATTCTTTAATAAATCCATTTCACCTATAGCAGCGCCAATTTGTTCCAAAGAAACGAAATTATTTGATGTTTCTTGTAAGAACTCATCTACTCTCGATTCGACTTCATCCACATACATAAACGATTCTCTTTGCTCGGCCAACATGTCTTCTTGCTCTTTAGTAAGCTGAAAGCTAAACTCGCCTTCTAAATATTCTCGATAAACGTCCATCGCTTGACCCCAAACCTGTTGAATATAGTCGGTTTGTTCTTGTGTATCTTCCCAAGCATGATATTTAGCTTTTTCTTTGTGAGCCAGTAAAGGCATAAAGCGGCGCTCACCTGTCTTATCTTTTAAATAAGTCATTTCGTTAGTTGTTCTAGCAATTACGAAATGTTTTGAATAAGTACCAACCGTTCTCGCATAAGCTTGCCTGAACTCTAATTCAGTTGCCGTAATAAATGACTTCAATTCATCGAAACCGGCTTTTCTAGTTGCTTTCATCTCATCATCGTTAACGATTAAGGCTTTTAGCATCATCGAAAAATAATCTTTATTAGTGAAGTCTTGAACCGATTGTGTGTAATAGCCAAAAGACAATTTTTCAAGCAAGGATGTTTTGCCAGCTCCCTGGCTGCCAACTAAATCCAAAACATAATCGAACTTGAATTTTTGTTCAAAGACTTTCGCTACAGCACCGGTAAGCCAAATTTTTGTAATCATTGTTGTAACAGGTGTTTTATCAACTCCGAGAAAATCCGGAAACAGTGTCGAAAAACGATCTTTTCCGTCCCAAACCTTATGAGCTAAATTAAAGTAGTCGACAACCGGATTGAATTTGTTTCTGTGTGCGACATTGCTAATCGCTGTAAAGATCAGATCCGAAGCAAACAGGACACCATAATGACTATCTAGATAGCTTCTTAATTGATTTAAAAAGTCATCATCGAGCTTTTGAATATAAAAGGTGTAAGTATCCAATCTGATTAAGGCCGTGTTTTGAATGTCCTGGGTAAAATCATTGAATTTAATTGAATCCTTGAAATCATGTTCTAACAGCTTTTCGATATTAACTAACGAACTAGCCTTAATTCTTCCGTCCTTATACATGACCAAACCAGGAATCGGAGACGGAGTAACATCTTTTTTAGTAGCTAAGAACTCTTTAAATTGCTCGTTAAGTTGTTCCAGTGTCATTTCTTCTCCTCATTTCTTTTTTTAGCATTGATGTATAGGTTTTATTAAATTCGCTTTCTTCTAAGGGCTGTGGCGAGTTCTGGTTAGTCAATCGGCAAAGTTGTAAAACTGCATCGGGATCAACTCCCCGAAACAACAAACCACCGATTAATTCTGTTAGGTTGTTGTTTCTCATACCCGAACCACCGAGACCAAAAGCGATTCTTTCGAATAATTCGGCCGTTTTGCTTTTTTCGGTAATGTGATACTTATTTCTCACGGATTCTGGAATATCGTATTGGCTGTTAACCGGCTTGATAGCTCTCAATAACTCTTTAGAAGCTTCTACGATTTTATGGTGGTTAACGAATTGATAACCGTCTGACGGCGCAATCACAACATAATTGTTGATGTGTGCTTTAACATCAACGCCCTTTAACCAACCGATATTCTGTTCGACTTCTATGCCTTTAGGTTTCATATAAAACATCTGTGCACCACCATGAGCAGTTTTCTGGGTCAAGGTAGTTGAGAAATATTCATTATGATTAAATTCTTTTAAGGATTTAAAACCGTTATTATCCTGGTGTTTATCAATATCAACTACGAAGAAATCAACTGTTCTAACGGCAATATCGGCATTCGGGTGTTGTTCCCAAATATCGTGTATCTGACTTTCGGTTAAAGCCGGCTGATCTGCGAATTTAATGATCGGGTGCTTATTAGCGACCGGCAAGACATACATTCCAGCTTTTGCGTATCTTTGTGCGTATTCTTCTTTAGAACGGTAAATCGTCATTGTCGACATCGTCTTTAGTTGTGTCTTTTATAGGTGATTCTTCTTTCGTTTCTTTGGCTGCTACTGGTTCTGATTCTTCGATTTTGTCGAAGTCGTAATTACGATATGGATAATCTGGATTTTTCTTATTCGGACGAACATTCAAATTAAGCAATAGTTTTGTTCCGACTGCTGGTGTTAATTGGTCAACTATCTTATTGCCGTCAACGAACTCGGATGCTTCTAATGTGAATTTGATTCCCAAAACGTAATAAAGCTTGATTAAGGTTCTGGCGTTTTTATCAAGTGCGAAGTCTGGTACCGGTTTGCCGCTTGGTGTTTTTTCTTCGAAGCCTAATTGCATATTTTCTTTTCGGCCTGCATAATCACCGTCTAAGACTTCAAAGACAATTTTGTTGTAAGGGTTGAAATTCTGATCGGTATTAGGAATCTGATAAGCTACACTTTCTAATGCCACTTTATAGTTGCCGGTTGGCAATCCTGCAAATGTTTGGACTTTATCCTTTGCTGGATCAAAGTTTTCTAGGTCTTTCATAATGTCTTGTAAACTCATTTTTATTTCTCCTCTTTTGCAAAGTTGTAATCAATATATTTAAGAATTTTTAGAACTCGCTCGCTTTCGATACGAGATTGTTTGTAATGCTTTCTTTGTTCGGTTACTTGTTGTAAATATCTTTCACCGATTTTTCTGGTTCTGATAACTAAATCAGAATTGCCATTAACGATGTTCTGCCATTTTTCCGGTAATGATGGTTGTGGTACTGGATTGCTGCCATCGGCATCGGTCATCGTAATTTCACGGCTGACATAAATAACGTTTAACGGCATTGTTCTAAGCCTGGTAACAAAACGCTGTAAAGCAGTCTTTTCGGTTGCGTAACCTTTCCCGTAAGGAATATCGGACAAGGCTTTAACACCGGATTCGTTACAGACAGCTTCTTCAATCAAAGCAACCACGTCGTCGATAACATCGACAATCACTGTTTGATAGTCGTGCTTTTCAGTCGTAAGAGCCGTGATAATCTCATCTAACTGGTCGGTAATATCCTTCGTGATTTTTCCATCTTTTCCGTATTCGTTTTTTAAAGAAATAAACGGATATTTGTTAGCCTTGGCATTGCTGTCGGTGTTTAAAAATAATGGCGCTGGAAACAATCCGGCTAAATAACTTTTTCCGCTCATTGGTTTGCCCCAAATCATAAAATTATGAGGTTCATCAACGATATGCGGGTTTACTTCGTTCTTGGGTAAAATCATAATAAGTGCATTGATCTAGCTTTGAAATACGCCCAGCCATGTTTATAGCCGTGTATTTTTGCGTATTCCTCTAATTGCGCTTGACTTTTTGCATCGTGCCAATCAGAGGGAACGTGTGAAGCGATCTCCGCTTTTATCTCCTTTTTAATATCTGCTAAGCGATTACGATTAACTTTCGCAAGCTTAGCGTCTTTTTTTATTTCGTATGCTTTTCCTGAATTGCCAGCATTTTCACTAGTTAATTCAGATCCGCAATACGGGCATAGATTTTTTTTGACATCTTTCTTATAGAAAGTTCCAAAACACATCGGACAAGTTTTTATAGGGTTTAAAAGTTCGCTTGAATGTTTACCACTTAAATTCCATTCTCTTTCTTCGTCTGGCAATCCAAATCGCCCAACGTTGTTAACGTGGTCTATTATTATTGCTTTTTTGTTCTCTCTTGGATTTAAACATCTCATCGAGAACTGTAAGAACAAAGCTAATGATTTTGTTGGTCTTAATTGAATAACACAATCAACATTCGGTAAATCAAGTCCTTCGGTAAATAAATCCCGATTAACCAATATGGTTAATTTCCCGTTTCGATAATCGTTTATTACTCTTTCGCGATTATTGCTTTCAGTTGAACCGTCTAACGCTTTTGCTTTGATACCTGATTTATTAAATTCTTCGGCAACTTTATAAGCTGATTCAACAGAATGCGTATAAACAATTGCTTGTTTACCAGCTGCTAATTGTTTGTAATATTTAACAGCGTCACCATAAATCGTGTGTTTCAATGCTTCATTAATTGATTTGTTAGAAAAATCTCCTTGACTTACTTTTAATTTTTCTGTATCAATTTCATTCGGTGCATAATAATCGAAATCAGCCATATAGCCTTTTTTAATAAACCAACTTACAGGCCTGCCAACAATCAAGTCATCGGCTATTTCTGTAAAACCGCCTTTGCCTGATCTCCAAGGCGTGGCAGTAAATAATAATTTAAAAGATTCATTGAAGTGATCTAATACTTTTAAATAACTTTTAGCCATGCTGTGATGACCTTCATCGACAAAGATTAATTTAGCTGGATATAGATTTTTTAAATGCTTAGCTGCTGATTGAATCATTGAAAACTGAACTAAACGCATATCGACTCGTTGTTCTTTAAACGTCTTTTCCGCTTGCTCAATTAATTCTTTTCTGTGAACCAGGAATAAAACACGATTATTTTTATCTGTAGTTCGCTTGGCAATATCGGCCATAATCATGGTCTTGCCTGTACGAGGGCGGCTGTTGAACAATAATTGATTTATGACCTTGTTTCATAGATTGAACAATCTTATTAATGGTTTCTGATTGATAGTCTCTTAATGTTCTCAACAGCCAATCACCCTCTTTCCCACATATAATTTTTCAAATGTGTGCCATGTTTAACGGCATAAGAAATTGATTGTCTGGGGATTTTAGTTGTTTCTTCGGCTTCGTGCAAAGAATTGAAAATATTTACTACGGTTTTATTTTTGATTTGTTTAATTTTCCAACTCATCGTATTTTTAATATTTTCAATACGATGACCATAATTAATATTTTCTTCGTTAGTCATCCATTCGAGATTATTGACGTTATTATCAGTAGTAACTTCGTTAATGTGGTTTACTGTCAGCTTATTTTTTGGATTTGGGATAAATGTTTCAGCAACCAACCGATGAACTTTTTTGTATTTTTTAAATCCTTTTTTACAAAGACAAACTCTTAAATATCCATCTGAATTTAACCAGGGTTTAATTATTTGATCTTTTTGAATACTTTTAACTTTGTCGCTGCCTTTAAATACAAATCTGTCAAGACTTCTAATTCTTCCCCAACTACTTACCTGATATGAATTTTCGTAACCTTTGATAGGCTTCCATATCTCTTTATTAGTCATACTTGACCCGATTTTGTTTGCTAAAGACAACGACTTTATCTAGGTCGGCTTGAATCTTTTCGCCAAATTCTTTTTTTAATTGCGTTGGGCTTTTAACCACAAAAGCAGCTAAACCGTATTTGTTATAAAAAGCTTGTTTAACTTTGTCATCGTCACTAGCTAAAGTCTGTTTGCTTACTTCTGATGTCGAAATATGAACAAACTGTGAGCCGTTAGCTAAACGCTTTTTAACTTCATCATCGATATTTTTAATCGGATTCTTTAAGGCTTTAGCCGTGTAGGCCACGTTTTCTAAATCCTCGTTAGTTAGTTCAGAAACGAAAGCTTTGCTTCTTAATTGAGCTACGCTAGCTGTAACGCCATCTTGATCTATAATTCTAATTTCGTTACTCATGCTATAATTACCTCGTGATTTTCTTAATTCTTCCGATTGCAGTCGGAAGTTTTTTATTTGTATGAAAGTTTGTAACCTTGAATCAATTTTCCGTTTTTCAAAGCGTAATTAATGTTTCTGTGAAATGCTTTGTTAGCTTTTGAAACTGATTCGATTTCAACTTGTTCGCCTGTTTCTAAATAAGTGGCTATGATTGGTCTTTGTTGTTTTTTGGCTTTATCCAACGAAGCTTTAAAAAGATCAAGACCCTGCTTTAAGCCTTTGGCTTTTTGTAAAATATTTTCTTTGCTTTCTTCTTTAGTGAAGCTGTTAAGCCTAATTGTTTCCATCAGTTATCGACTCCTTGGAAAAATTCTTTTAAAGTCATACCTGATAATTTCCATTGCACGATTGCCATTCCAATAAGTGATACGCAAATCCCTGCCACCGCTCCGGCTGCTAACATCGTGAGTTCTAGATTTAATACGTTCATTTGTTTGCCTCGATTCTTTCATCCATTCTTCTAACGATTAAGTAATAAAGATCGAATGGCATTTCTTCGCTGTCTAAAACAGCCTTTACAGTGTTCCTCATGTCTTTTAGCCCTTTCAGATAACTAGGATTGTGACTCGTTGCCATCCGATCGATCTCCTTTTCATGTTTAAGAAATTTCATTGCTTATTTCTTTCTAGATATTTATCAATATCTTTTACCTGCCAACGTGGATGCCCGTTTACTAATATCGATGGAACTTCTCTAAAAAAATCGTATTGAGCATTATTGGCATGTTGGACATGAAAATAAACTTCAGAAGCTTCATCAATTTTCAACAAAGATCTAGAATTTAAATTCCTAATATCTCGCATATGGTTCTCCATTGTTTATTAGCTGCTTCGCCAGTTGTTTGTCCTAAAACCACGTGTCGCATTTGTGCCACAGAAAATGGTTTTTCCGGACGAATTTCTTTAGCTACTAACTCACCAAGCTTTTTATAGGTAAGATGTTTCGACAACATCGCAATTTGTATTTGTTGACTAGTTGGTAATCTCATGATTGATTGAATAAATTCGCTCATTGTTCTCCTTTCGAATAAATTAATATTTTTTGTACCAATATCATTGACAAGTAACCAATTTATTACTACGATGATTCAGTAAACATTTTTTATAAACAAAAAATACTATTAAACACTCTCTAACTCCCCAGTTATCAATGTTTTTAATTCTTTTTGTTTACTTATTTCGTTTACGTTTCCCTGGTACGAATATAGAATACTCCTATATTTATTACCAAAGGGAACATAATAGTAATTTATTTATTACTTAATAAATTCTTAATAACGAGGAGATTCGATGTCTAAAATATTGGTTTCTAATATAACTAGATTAGTTTCTTTAAAGGGTTGGACAATGGATCAGCTTGCAGAAAAAACCGGAATGAAAAGCGGAAAACAATTTTACGCATGGAAAGATCATGAACCAGGAATCGATAAGGTAACTGCGACCGCAGATGCTTTAAATGTATCTACCGACTATCTTCTCGGTCGTAATAAAAGTAATAATTTAACTGATGAACAGTTAACAGTTGCTATGGATGCACCCGCTCATCTATCAAAAGAAAATCAACAAAAAGCAATTGACTTTATGAATTACCTTGTTGCTCAAGAGGAAAAGAAAGATGAATCCGATAGAAAAGATTGAATCTGATTATCCGGAATACAAAGTATACTTAAAAACCTTTCCTGATGAAATTAAATTCATGCATGGCTTTGTTAATCGTGGATTAATATTTATTGATAATGAACTACCTATAGATACTCAAGCGGAAGTTTTAATGCATGAAATTATTCATTTGCAATATGATACAGGACAAAATCTTTGTAACCATAATTCAGTAAAAGTGTTGCGTGCAGAATATTTTGCAAATAAATGGGCCAAAAGAGAAGTTAAAAAATATCTTTAAAAATACGTGCAACGTCACGTTAAACCGTTTGGGAGGGAAAATGATTATATTAATTGTAATTGCTTTAGTTGCTATTGGATATGTGGGATATTCAATTCAGAAAAAGAACGATACTTTTATTCCAGACGTGAATATCAACAAAAAAGCAAGAGATAAGAGTGGTAAGAAAATTTCTAAACATTATTTATTATCGTCCGCTAAGAAGATAAAGAATAATCAGCCTATTACAAATGATGAACAATATGCTTTTACTGCTGCCACCGGTTTAACTACGAATGATTATTTGACTGAAGAATCAGAAAAAGAACGAACCACATATTATATTCCTAGTAATGGTATGCCTATTAAAGGAAAGACAAAAATTAGAGAAAAAGAAAATGGTCTAATTTACTTTTCTCAATATTTTGAAAAAGACCCTGTGCAAACATATAAAATTGTTGAGTTCGATTGGAATGGGCCACAATATACCACTCGCTTAGAAACAACAGGATCATCAAAAAACAAGCATTTAGTACCAATTATTAAGCAGAAGCGTACAACCAACCTTCATACAACCGAAACTAAAACAGAGGATGGTTCTTTAGCTAAATTGATTTTGTTGGATACTAATACAAAACAAAAAATAGTGTCAGAAACAAAATTGTTTAGTGCTCAGAATAATATCATTAGTGCTTTCAAAATCTGGGATCAAGATATTAAACCAATTGCTCATAATTCGATTGCAGATCAGATTAAAGAAGTTAAAAATTTATTAGACCAAAATTTGATTACTGAATCTGAATTCTCTGCCAAAAAGAAACAATTACTTGGTTTATAATCTTTGCCACCCTACCGTGGCATACATAAGGAGTTAACATGTCAGTTTATAAACGTGGACCTAACTGGTACGCAAGAGTCAGTCGCCCTAACAGCAGAGGCGGATATCAAAGAATAAATAAAGGTGGATTTTCAACCAAAAGAGAGGCTCAAACTTGGGAAGCCGAAGTTTTGACTGGAAAAGAAACAAAAAAAGATAGTGATCTCCTTCTTGCCGATTATTTCAAACAATGGTATGAGACTTACAAATTAAATCTAGAAAACCAAACACTCTCTGCTTATAAATCGACTTATCTGCTGTTAAAGAAATATGAGCCAGATACTTTATTGACAGATTTTAATCGTGGAAAATTCCAACAGTTGATTAATGCCTATGGCAAAAATCACGCTATGAATACTGTTAAAAAAAGAAAGGTTCTTATAGCAGCTTCGCTCAAAGATGCCTATGCGGATAAATTAATCAATGATCCGGTAGACTTAAGGATTAATCTTGTCTACAGCAATAAAGGAAAGTCAGCAGATTTAAAGTTTTTAGAAAAAGAAGAAGCTCAAAAATTAATTAATTATTGTATTGAAAATCATTCTCTAAGCAACTTTCTACTGTTAACCTGTATTCTATCAGGTGCCAGGTTTGGAGAGATCAGTGCCCTTGTAATGTCGGACATTGATCAAAATGCAAGAACTATTTCAATTACCAAATCAAAAGAACAAAAAACAGACAAAATCAAATCAACAAAAAACGAAACATCGAATCGAGTTATTTCAATGCCAATCGTTTGGTTTCAACAATTAAAAAAATATTCATTTGATAGTGATAAAGAATTATTTCCCTATACTGACCAATCTATGAACCGTCATCTTAAAGTTCTATGTAATAAATTGGATACAAAATCAGTGACTATTCACGGTTTAAGGCATACTCATGCGAGTCTGCTTTTAGCAAATGGAGTTTCAATGCAATACATAAGTAAGAGATTAGGACATGCAAATTTAATGATTACAGAAAAAGTTTATTCGCATCTTTTGGAATCAAAAAGAAAAGAAGATGATACCAAAGCTATGAGCATATTTTAGTGTGGCAAATTTGTGGCAAATGTGGCAAAAAATAACACTGAATTGAGTAGAAAAAAGTAGTATCTAGGGTGCTTAGAAACGTTGATATATAGGCATTTAGATACAAAAAAAGCCTCATACCGGTAATCGGTACAAGGCTTAATAATAGCTCCAATGGGGATCGAACCCATGATTCCGCGCTGAGAACGCGACGTCTTAGCCACTTGACCATGGAGCCAAAGCACGCTTAATATTGTATCAAAAAATAGAAAGAAGAACTATTTGTTGATTAAAGAATCGGGATAGTTCCAATCAAGAAAAGTAGCATCAGATCGGATGCTATAATTGTACTGTTAAGTTTTGGGGTAGTTCCGGAATTCGACAGGTTATTACAAGCATGGATTGCGTTCCCGTTTGTCGGGTTAAAGACTGCAGATATAACTGCAAAAAATAATGAACCATCTTACGCATTAGCTGCCTAATCGCAGTAGCGTAGCCCTTTGTTGAGTCCACGGCAACATTCTCGGCCTAATTAGTGGATTAGCTGCTGGCATTTATGTTCGGAATAAAAGCAGTGAAACAAGAATCGAACTAGCTCTCGATTTGGAAGTTAGCAACCTAATCTTGAGCGAAATTACTTGTTAACTATGAGCGTAGATATTTATGTGATTGGATAATTTGGACATGGGTTCGACTCCCATCTACTCCATATGGTATGTTGATAAAGCGCAAGCCCCTACGGTTGAGCGCTTTTTTTGTTTACTCAATATCATATTAATTATCAAAAAAATCAACATTAAAAAGCTTATTAAGGACTTTGCGCATATTAGTTATCGATAATGCGTTAAATAAAATACCCTCCTGGATCTTGCTTCCGTTAACTTATACAGATCTGATTGAAGAAGAGCAGGCCATTTAGACTTAACTTCCTAATAAATATCTCATCAAATATATATCTGAAATAATAAAAACAGAATCATAGATCTTTGATTTAAAAAAATTCATGGTTTTGTTCTCAAGAGAAACGAAACAGCTGTTTCAATATGATGCCCATCTCTCTGGGGCTTTCTTCCATGCCCTGTTTCATCCATTGCACTTCGGTAGATATCACAGCCCCCGCCATAAAATTGGCGAAATATTGATTTTTTCCACGAACAGTACGTGAAGAATCAATGTAGGAATTCTGTGCAAGAAAAACATAAACCTTTCTAAAGGCGCTTATTAGAACATCAAAGAGTCCTGCATGAATCAATAATAAGGTTTCGGTTGCATGATCACCCATTATTTGAAAATACGCCGTCATAAGTTGCGTGAAGTCTATATGTCTGTTGTTAAGAGCAAGATTTAGATAAGACATAATCATTTGTTCTTGATAACGAGAAACTATTTCCTGAAAAGATGAAAAGTTCCGATAATAGTAGGTTTGAGAGACGGCTGCTGTTCTGCAGAGATCCGAGACAGTGATATCGCTAAGATGCTTATTCTGTAACAAAGTTAAGAGACCGCGATAGATAGCCCTGAGTTTAAATTGCTTTAATTCATGTGGTGACATTGTTTACAACTTCCCTCGTTTCTGTAGCCTAAAGATTCTTGTCCAGTATAGCCTAAATTACGCTGTTATTAGCATATTTTGCTAAGGGGGAATTTCTTTTGAAACAAAAACAAATGGCTATTTTGATGACAATGACCATCAGTATTTTCCTTTGTATGCTTGACACAACAGTCATGAATATTGCACTACCAGCAATTCAGACAGGGCTTCATACAGATCTTGATACACTTCAGTGGGCGTTGAATGTTTATACAATTGCTTTCGCGGCCTTCACTATTCCATTAGGAAGGATAGCCGACCAATTCGGACGAAACGAAGTCTATTTTGCCGGACTGATTCTATTTTTGTTGGGTTCGTTAACATCGGCTTCAAGTTCAACGGTAGCAATATTGATTATCGGACGAGCTTTGCAGAGTATCGGTGCTGCAATTGTCTTCCCAGCCAGCATGACAATAGGTATTAATTCTGTTCAACTAAATAAAAGGAACACCGCGGTTTTGATTTTAGGAATTACACAGGGTCTTGCAGCTGCCTTTGGACCGACAATCGGTGGATTATTGACACAATTCTGTGGTTGGCGAGGTATTTTTTACATCAATGTTCCGCTAGTTTTGCTTGCCGCGATTATGTGTGTAGCCTTATTGCCAATGAAAAATGAAAACATTGTTAAAGCTAAATTAGACATTTCCGGAATGTGCTTGGTAATTCTATTATTATTCTCTCTGACTCTTGCACTTGTAAAAGCTAGCGCCTGGGGTTGGACCAGCGGAAAAATTCTCAGTTTGTTCGCGGGGTTTGTCATAGCGCTAATATTATTCATTTGGCGCGAGTCTATGGCGTCAGATCCCATGATCCGACTTCATTTATTCAAATACCGCCACTTTACTGGAGCAGTTGTCATGACGGTTCTTTCTGGAATCTTATTTGTAGGTGTAATGGTCCTAATGCCGAGTTTCTTTACCAAAATTCAAGGACATACAGAATTAGAAGCCGCTCTGATGATCACACCTGCATCCATAATGGTATTCTTGCTTTCCCCCGTCAGTGGACTGCTTCTCAAAAAGATGGGCGCCAGGCAATTAATTGCTTTAGGAATTGTTCTTCTTGGATTGGGTTATGTTGGCCTTTCAGTCATGAACCCGCGTATTTATTGGCAATTTGCGATTTCTTGTATCCTTATCGGTACAGGTTACGGAATTATCATTGGCCCGATCACAGTCCTAAGTGCTGGCGATTTTACTGGAGAATTACTTACGGCTTCTCAAAGCGTCACCGGTGTCTTTAGACAAATTGGCACCGTGCTTGCTGTCGCTATCTTTGTATCGGCCCTGTCAACAAACTTAGCGACAGCAAAGGCTCAGGTATGGTCAGCAGCACGAAACGAAGTTAAAAAATTATCTGTCATCCAAACAAGACAAAAACATATAATGATGACTAATAAAAGTTTAGCCAATCGAACAAAAGCAGCTGAATTTTTGTGGAAATGGTTGATCAATAAAAAAATTCATGGCGATATTTTGAAAATTTCTCTCGAATATGCCGCAAGAAACTGGTATGATACTTCAAAAAATGGTGTCAGATCAGTGATTAATTTTTAATAGGAATATTTAAAAAGTTGCATTAAACGGCTTTTTAGTTTTTCGCCATCTCCCATAAAAAGCTTATGAAAAAAATTGTCTGACAATAAAATCAATTTTAAAAATAAATAATTCTCTTTATAATAAAAAATATATAAATAGTCAGC